TGATGAATATTAGATGCTCGTATAGATGATGTAAGAACAGGAGAATTTAAAGTAAATATTCTATTTAAATTAAAAGAATTATTATTAATCATTGCTCCATTTTGAGTTTTATCTCCAAATATAATAAATGGAAATCCAAATTTCTTTGAAATATTAGCAAATAATGCTAATTCTAAACTATTATAATGAGTACCTTCATCTAAGAAAATAGCTTTTGGAGTATCTAATTTATTTAGATATTTATAATTGATTTGATTATTTTTTAATACTAATGTAGTATTGCCATTTATTTCAACTTCATCAAAGAATTTATAAGTTTTCTTATTACCAAATGATACTGTTTTAATCTCATTTTTAAAATCTGCATAATTAAATTGTAAAAATTTATTAAAGATTTCTTCTGTTGTTTTAGTTGTTTGATTTAATTTTTTAACTTCATCCTCTGAAAAAGTAGATAATAAAGAATTTTGTAATCCTTTAGTTTGCGTTGCAGTTGGTGAACTTATAATAATGTTTGATTTTGCATCATCTTGTAACATGTATTTTAAAATAAATTGCCCTACTACTGAAGTTTTACCTGATCCAGCAACACCTGTAATTGACATAAGATTAAATGCACCAGGTTTAAGTTGTGATTGTTCTCCATTAACTTTTCTATAAATTAATTCTTGAGCTTCATAAAATAATTTAGGATTTTTAACTAATGCTAAAGCTATTTTTGCTGCATATTCTTGTCCATAAAAAGGAGCATAATTAAATTCAGGAGATTCTATAATACGTTTATTTCTTTCTTGTACTTCTGTAGAACGTAAAGAAAGATTTGTTAACATATTTATGAATATATCATATTGTGATAGAACTTGTGTAGTAGAAGAAATTCCATTACTATCCCCATTAAATACTGCATTAAAATCAAAATCTTTAAAAATTTCTTCTAATCCAGCAGCATAATTTTCTGGAAGAGTGTCTTTGAAATTTTCAAAAATACTATCTTGACATTTAAGTAATTTAGCTTCTTGACTTATCGGAAGATTTAAAATAGTATCTTTATCTGCAATTAATGGTTTACCTTTGTATTGAAAATCTTGCTTATCTAATAAATCTAAAAATAATTTATCCATATTTTCTCTAGAAAGTATGTGTTCTTTTGCTTTAGATTCAGTATTAGAATTAGATAAATCTTTTAAGAATACTAATTTAGATAATAAATTATTTAAATCTGTATTAATTAAAGAAGCATCTTCTGATTTTATTATTGCATAATTGTCTAAACCTGTAGATTCTTTATATTTTTTAAGATAATTTTGCATAGCATAATTAAAACCATACATAGTTTCTTTACCATCTATTAATGCTCCTTGTTTAGTATACATACCAGTTAATATAGATTTAGCCATTTCAATAGTAGTTATTGCACTATTAATTTGTCCTAAAGTAAAATCTGATTTTAAATAATCATCTATAATAGACATAGATAACAAATTATCTTCATCCTCTAATATATTAAATACAGTTTTTGAAGTTCCTTTATCTAATTTTAATTGTAATTTTCTTAGAAAATCATATAATGGATTAGCAATAGCAGTTTTCTTTGAAACATATTTATCAAACTTATCAAAAGTATCATTTAATTTAAATTGATCATCTATATAGTTATCAATAGTTTTTTGACTATTAGTTAATTCACCTAATAAGTAATCATTTTCACTTAGTGGATTTATTTCACTTTTAAATTTATTTTTTATAAATTGTTTAAGTTCACCTTTAACTTCTGCCACAGCTTCTGAATGAGTTTGTCCTGCATCAATTTTTTCTTGTAATCTTACATTTATTGCACTACTATCATTAAATTGAAAATCAGTAGAAGTAGGATCTGGAATAGTAGCTTCAGATATAATACCTAAAATATTATCTAAACTCATATCTCCAATATTAGTTTGTATAGTTGGAGATTTCAATTCATTATTTAATGATTTTTTACTTTCATTAAAAGATGCTGTTAATTTTTTATTAATACCTATTAAAACTTCATTATCAATTGTACTAACTTTACTTTCAGATAAAGCATTCACTAACATTTTTAATTGAAAATCAAATTTTTGTAATGGTTTATTGTAATTTTGTAATGGTTTATAATATTTATCTTGTAAAGCATTAAAATTAGTTCTAAATGCAATAGCTTCTGGTGAAGCAGTAGCAATATTTTCAGGAGTAGTTTCTAATAAATATTCTTTATTATTACCTTCACTAATAATATTTGCAAAGAAATCTTTAACAGTATCTTGTAAAAATTTCACATTCATCTCTTGCATTGGTATTTGTTGTACAAAAGTTTTATATTTTTCTGCTATAGGATCATTTGCAGGATCAATTACTATACTATTATCAATTAATCCTTCTTTACCTAAATATTCATTAATATCATAATCAAACATATCATTTACTGAGAAGTTTTTCAAGTTATTATTAGCAGCAGATTTAGAAATTTCTCTAAATGCCCCATTATTTGCTTTAAAATTTTCTACTAAATCAAATTGACCAGTTAAATTATATAAATTTTTAAATGCAGCAGAGCGAACATCTTTATATTTACTTTCTGCATATTCTTTAATTGTATTTGAAAATATACCTTGTGCATTTTTATATGCTCCTAAAATAGTATCTAAATTAGAAACAATATCTGGATTTTTAATATATTCATCAAAATTAGTTGTTACAGATTTTTTTGTAACTCCAACACCACTGTCAGGTAAATCAAAATAACTTTTATCATAATTAGCTTGAGTATATTGCTCTTTATTAAGTGCAATAAAAGGTTTATGCATATCTGGAATTAAATACAATAAAGATTTCATTAAATAATCATCTGATTTATCACCATTTGTTATTTCTTGAATTGATAATCTTTTTTCATCTAATTCAGCTTTTTTTAATGCAATTCCAGTAGCACCTTCTGCAGTAACTGGTGCACTTTCTAAATCTTTAAGTTCAGATCTAAGTTGTACTATTTGACCAGCTGTTTTATTAAAATCACTAATAATTAATTTATCAACACCAGATTTTTCTAATTCTGGAATCATATATTGATTTAATAATGCCTTATTAAATAAAGATGTATCATCTACTTTTAATCCTTCTTGATTAAAAATACTATCTAAAGTTTTTATATATTCTTTTGTACCATCTACAATTAAATCTGCATGAGTTTTAGCATCACCTGCTGCATTAAAAATTTGTTTACCATCTATTGTAGTAGTACCAGTTGCTAAAAATTTATTACCTACATACCCTCTCATATTTTCAGCCATAGTAAGTGCTTCATCAGTTTTACCATTAGCTATCATTGAATACATTGAATATTCATCTTCAGGTTGTGCAATACCACCTTTAAACATTGGTTCAATTAATTTTTCATTCATTTTAAACATAGGTCCTCCAATCATACCTCCAACTAAGTTAGAAACATAATTTTCTAATCCTGCTTTTGAGAATACAGTATCCCACCCACCAAATGAACCTTGTTTTTTAGTTAATCCTAATGAACTAGCAACATCTATAGCTCCTTTTGTAGCATCCATAACCATTTGTTCAGTTACTTCTTCTACACCTTCAATCATAGATACTTCCCAATATCCTCTTAAACCACCATTTGATGCTTCATTAAATACATTATATAAAGCATTTTTACCAGATGTAATTGCTTTTTTAAGTACATTTTGACCTAATATTGGATTAGATTCTAATAAATTAGTTCCTTCAGCAATTTTATCCATTACTGGCATTAAAGCTTTTTTAACTAAAGATCTATTAGTTTCTTCAGAAAAACCAACAGTTTTATCTAAAAACCAAGTAGACATTTTATTATTCATCATAATTCCATATTGTCCAGCAGCAGCTAATCAAAATGCAGTACCTGCTGTACGTCTATCATACCCACCTTTAATAGCATCAGAATAGACATCAGTTGAGGTTGTTAATGCCATATATCCTAAAGATAATGCTTTAGCAATTTCAGATTGTTTTTCCCCCATTGCTTTCATTGCTGGATTTAAATTTACAGCATCTTTATATAATTTAACAGCATCTACAGTTTTGCCCTCTGCTTCTAATGATTGTAATTTACCAACAAATGCTCCTTGAAATCTTGCCATTTCTTCTGCTTCTGTTTTACTTAAACTTGTTGATTTAAATAAATTAGATAAACCTGCCATAGCTCTTTGTTCATAAATTTGACCAAATACACTTGATACCATTCCCCCAATTTGTTCATAATTAAACATACCTTGAGATCCTTCATCAGAAGTGCTAGTACCAAATTTACCCATAAAACTTTCAGTTTTATTAGCTAAATTCCAAGCTCCTGATTGTTTATTAATATCATCTTCACCTGTAAGAATACCTTCAATTGATTTATATAATACTGGCATAGCAGATGCTAATCCTACAGCAGCAGAAAGACCACCATATATATTATTAAAACCTTTATAAGATATTAAAAATGGAGCAATTTTTGCAGCAATTTTAAA